GCCCAGATCCTGGGTCAGCTGCGTCCAGATCTGCATCCAGTCGCCATACTGGCGGTCGATACGCTGGCCGCCAATCTCGAGCTCCACCGTCTTCACGACGCGGTGGCCGATGTAATTCAGCCAGCGGAAACGGGTCATCGTGCTGTTGTTCGCACCATCCAGCTGAACGGCCGGGAGAACCAGCTGGATGTACGTGCGGTACATCAGGTCCGCGTTACGGTTGATGATGGCCGTCACACGCTTGTTGAAGTCGGCCTGGCCGTTGAACGTCACCTCAATGGACTCCATCGCGAAGTTCGTGTGACGCTTGAACAGCACCTTCCAGAACGTGATCTGGGGGTTGCCGCTGATGTAGATGTCCTGTGCACCGTAGCTGACGAGCTGAAGAAGACCGCCACCCATATTGCTTTATACTCATACAGCGGAGAGAATCTTTTCAGGAAAAAACTGTTTAGAGGGGTGGCGACCCTCTTTAAAAATGCGGGTATATGCCGTCAACTGTGACCCCGGTCGCGGCGAACGTCTGAGATCCGCCGCAGCACCCTTGAACCTTGACATTGTGTTGGTCCAGTCCCCCCTGAAGGACGACCCCGAAGTGATGCGTCGCGGAGCCACCTGTTTCGAGCGAGGTACATCCTATCCCACCGGCTGTGCGGCCACCCTCGGACATATTCGCTGCATGCAGCGTCTGGTGGACTCCGGAGACCCGTTGGGGATCATCATTGAAGACGATGTGAGGTTTCACAAGGACTTCAACCGTTTGGTAGAAGCGGTTACACCCCACATGCTATCGGGAAACACGGATATCCTGTCCATGGGGTACATCAACATCCCATCTGGACCGTGGGAACACGTGGGCTGCGAAATCATTATTCGCAATGTGGGTGTTTCGAATCCATGGGGAGCCCAGTGCTACATGATTACGAGGGAGTGGGCTGCCAGGTTCTGTGCGATCTTTTCAGTGGACGACGTTTCCATTCCTTATCAGTCGCATTTCGTCACGGACTGGGTGATGTTTGACCCCATTCTGGGCGTGCGTCGTGATGCATTTATCTATCCAATTGCCATTGAGTCACCGGACGAGCAATCAATTGCCGCCCTGAACCAAGGAAAGCCCGATCTATTTCAGGTTGTCCGAGCCGAAGACTTCTACCTGTAGACATGGCACGTCCTACACTGCGGAACATACAAATCAGCCCCACCAATGGCGATTTGCCCATAGCCCGTTTGAAGCCGGCGGGTAAAGTGTGCCGGCTTCCCGCAAATACAGAGACTCGATAGATGCGTAATCTTGTCGGCTAACGGAATCACGCTAAGAAACTCGCCAAATGGACGACGGTCGGAATCGCCCGATAGCCCACTCAGTACCAGGTCCTTGCCGAGAGTATCGACCACAAACTCCACGAATGGAACCAGTCCTTGAAAGAACTGCGTCTCATCGACAATGACAATTGAAAAGGAGGAGAGAAAGTCCGCAGACAACCCATTCAGCGTGTTCGTGGTATAACACGGGAACGAATCTCCGTCGTGCGTCGTAATCTCATTGACATTGATAGACCGGGTATCGAGTGTGTGTTTGACCACCAACACCCGCAAGTTGTTAGCCGTGTACTTTCGAGCAAGGCTGAGGGCATAGGACGTCTTTCCCGCAAACATCGGGCCGAGTACGACTTCGAGCGACATGTTTACTTACGATACCGGCGGCGACGTGTATGCGACTTCTTCCTTGCCAACCGTTTGGAGGTTGAACGCCGACGCCGTCCGCCGCGGGGGCGGGGGCGGATATACTTTAGATCCGGCATCTTGAGAATAACTTGTTTACCATCACTCGACTCAAAGACATATATCATGTGTGGGTCGCCGTTCTCTGGGAGGAAGCGTCTCTCAAACACTATAGAAGGATGATTTGGAGCCCGATACGTCGTACCGGTAATTAGATACCGATCTGGGTCTTGTCGGAGCAGACGTGCATACTCATCTGGGTCGCTCTTGAGCAATGTTTCGAGGTTCGGCGGGTCGCTCATTTATACACACCTATCAAAAAAGTAAGAATGGAGGAGGACGGTATCATTGCCATTGTTGCCATCGCCGCCGTCTTGGCAGTTGCCTTGGCATGTGCATGTTGTTCGTATTTCGAGAGGCGAGTTGTCGAAGAAGAAGAGGAGGAGGACTATGAAATTGCCGCATGAACAACCTTCATACTACCCGCACTCCATAACCATGTTCGAGGATTGCAAAGTGGAGCTTCTGGAGACGTTTGGTAACGACCTGACCGTGGTGAATGCGGCTCGTGTGTCGCTGGGGAAACACGTGGACGAGTTCACTGACAAGGACGCCAAGCTGGGGGGCACTTACTCCATAACCATGTGCGGAACAATGTGCATGGCCTCCAGCTCCTGCATCCAGAGCTTCATTGCGTAGGGGATGGTCTTCTGTACAAAGTCCGTCTTGTTGCCGCACGACCCGCAGGAGTACAGCCCCTCCTGTGGGTTGACAATGGCCAGGGTTCCACAGGTCTTGCAGATACCCGTCGAGAAGGGATCAGACACATCCATCAGACGCTCCTTGGTGAAGGCCGATGCACCGTGAGAGATCATGCAGTCACGCTCCATCTCACCCACACGCAGACCACCATCACGAGATCGTCCCTCACACGGCTGACGGGTCAGGCTGACGATCGGACCACGTGCACGAGAGTGGGACTTGTCAATGACCATGTGCTTCAACCGCTGGTAGAAGGTGGGGCCCATGAAGATTTCAGCCTGCATCATCTCACCGGTCTGTCCATTGTACAGGATCTCGTTGCCGTACGGATGCATCCCCAGCTCCAGCATCTGTTCGCGCAGCTCCTCGACCTTGAGGTGCGAATACGGCGTCCCATCACCCAGGGTGCCTTTCTGAACACACACCTTTCCAAAGATACACTCCATCAGCTGCGCAATGGTCATACGACTCGGCACAGCGTGTGGATTCATAATCAGGTCGGGGCGGAGACCTGAGCCTGTGAAGGGCATATCCTGCTCGTCCAGCAACATTCCTACCGTTCCCTTCTGGCCGTGACGGGAGCTGAACTTGTCACCAATCTGCGGAACACGCTCCGACACCACGCGAACCTTGACGAACGGGTATCCATCCGAGTTCTTGTCCTGCCACACACCGTCAATGCGCCCCGGCTCAGCGTTCTTGTGCGTGGTCGATGCATCTCGGAATGCATATCCCGCCGTATCGTGGCGTAGATTGACAACCTTTCCGATCACGACGTCGTTCTCATTGATATGAGCATTCAGGAGTGGAATCCCGTTCTCACCAATCGCCGAATAACTCGTGTTCTTGAACTTCCGAGTGTTGTGCTTGTGAGGCCGCATGAACTTCTCCTCACGCCCCGAGGTCACGTTGCGATGCTCCTCATCCTTGTACATCGTGTAGTAGAGGCCGCGGAACAGGCCGCGATTTACGGCTGACCGATTCATGATGATCGAGTCCTCCTGATTGTAGCCACCGTAACAGGCAATGGCCACAATCGCATTCATTCCGAACGGCATCTCCTGCATCTTCAGAATGTTCATCGACCGCGTCTCCACGATCGGGCGGCTGATCGAGCAGAGAACATACGCGTTCTTATCCAACCTCTTTGCGAAGTTGGTCGCATACACGCACATCGACTGCTTCCCCATAGCGGACTGGTACGTGTTTCGGGGCGACTGATTGTGATCCGACAACGGAATCGTACCCGCCATATGACCCACCAGCATCGAAGGATGAATCTCGTAGTGAGAATGCGTTGTCACGTCCTTCTTGGTCAGAGCGATGCGGAGAGTCTCCGTCTCAGAGGCATCAATGTAGTCCACGCAGCACCGCAGCCATGCATTCCAATCCTTCCGATCCTCGCCAACCGGCTCTTCGGCACCAACCCTGAACACTGGACGCACGGCACGGCCACCGTCAGTCTCAATCAGGATCGAGTTCAGCAGGGTGTACCAGGCAACTGACGTGTGTGGATGGAGACGCAAGGTCCGCTTGGCCTTGCGCAGCGACGTCACCACTGTCAGCGGATCTGTGGTGTAGCCAACCAGAACACCATTCACCGTGATGGACGTGCCCTCGTAGACCTTCGGCACAGTAATCCAGGTCACATTCGCATCCTCCAGGAAGTGGAGGATCGTGGAGGATGGCACATGCTGGGAGATTGAGGTCAGGAGCGACATTGTCTTCACAATACCCACCGAATGGCCCTCCGGAGTCTCCACTGGGCACATGAATCCCCATGAAGTGCCATGCAGCTTACGAGGCGCCAGGAGCTTACCCGACTTCTCCACTGGGGTCTGGATACGGCGAATGTGGCTGAGCGTGGCTGCATAGGACATCCGCGCCAGAACCTGCGACACACCCACCTTGGTCGCATTCGATAGCGATGTGGAGCTGTTCGTGCCCATGCCCTGCACCGTGAAGTTGCCGGTAGCCAGTGCCTGTTTCATCTTGCCCTCGATGGTTGAGACCTTGAGGATCTTGTACAGGTTATTGATGTTCAGAATCTCCAGGGGCTGACCTGCCTTCTTCCAAGTGTCATTGTTCACCTCCTGCACAAACTCGTTGCGCGTATCGTTGCACACCTTCTGGAACAGCTGACGGAACAGGTGAGTCAGCAGGGCACCTGTCGTGACCACGCGCTTGTTCGGGTACGCATCACGGTCATCCAGCGGGATCTTCTTACAGTACGTCAGCAGCAGACGGCGGATCATTGAACCCATCAGCATTGTGCGACGGGCATTCAGAACCACCGGTGTCGTGGTCTCTCCGGCAAACCGAACATGAGGCAGAAGCTCCGTCGTCAGCAGGTGCTGGACGTAGGCACACTTGTCCTCCTGGTTCGTGCCATACTGGAGATGGCTGGTCAGGTATCGAACCGCATCGTCCTGAGTGTAGATGCCCATCTCCAGCGTATCGCGGAAGGATGCACCCAACAGTTCAACATGGGACTCCTTCTCGTCCCCCCAGACGATTCGCGCGACCGTGCGGTCATCCACAACACCCAGTGCACGGAAGTACACCATGACCGGAATGTCCTCACGGAAGCGAGGAACACAGGCCACCATCGGGTACCCGAAGCCGTTGAACTTGGAGCTCAACCTGATCTCCAGCTTCTTGGGCGGAGTTGTGAAGGACTCGTGGAGAGACTTCATCTCCACCGAGTACAGGTACTTGGAGGACGTCTTCTTGTTCTGGAAGATCATGATGCGGTTATCTGCCACCTTCTCCTGGCACAGGATCGTGCGCTCGGATCCGTGGACAACAAAGTACCCGAGCGGATCGTGCGAACACTCGCCCATGTCCGCCGCAGTGGCCGGGTAATCCTTCAGTAGACACAACGACGACCCAAGCATCACCGGAATCTTCCCCAGACTGATGCCCTCGAACACGCGCGACTCCTCGTCGAACGTGTCCAGCTTCTCACCCTTGTACGTCCTGGCTACGAAGCGGATATCTGCATGCATCTGGGCAGCGTAGGTGAAGTTGCGAACACGCGCCTCCATGGGCAGCATGGGCTTCACGCGCCCAGTCGCCTCCTGGAGTCGGGGCTTGATGTAGGTGACGTTCTCGAAGGTAAGGCGGAACTCGTACTTGTACTTCTTGGTGGCCTCGTCCTGTTCGTGCCACACAGTGATGGGTGCGGTCGACTGGACGATGAGTGGAAGCTTGTTGCGGATGAAGTCCTCGAATGACTCGATCTGATGATCTACGAGACGACGCACACCCTTCGCGAAGTAAGCATTGACGGCTTCCCACTCCATGGTATTAGAATGCCCCGGTTAGCCTGTAAATAAGGTTTATCCGTTTTGAGTAAAGGAATGCAGATCAACAAGGTGGGACATGATTCACCTAAGACTCAGAAAAATACAAAGACATTCCCCAAGGGTGTGCTCCGCAAGACATCCCGTAAGATTGACCCCGTGAAAGACCCCGCGAAGAGCCCCCCATTCAAGCCTGGTACACTTCGGATCCTCACACGAAAGGGTGAGACTCTGAAGCGTAAGAAGATCCAAGGGACATTGAAGAATCTCAGTGACCGCCAAATACGTGAGAAACTGCGAAAGTCAAATTTAGCTGTCAGTGACAAGGCCCCCCGCGATCTCATCATGGGCATTCTCGAAGGCGGTACAGAGGCAGGAATGATTTCATAAGTATTTACTAATGACCGCTATATGGGGGCCACTTGGATGGATGGCGCTACATTCTGCGGCCTCGTTATACCCAGACGCACCGACAGAAGCTGAGCGGCAGCTGATGACAAAATGGTTAGACCTGTTCAGGGACACGATCACATGCCCGAACTGCCAAGGTCACTTTGCCGAACTCCTGCAGAACTACCGAGCACAGTTCCCGAATATGCTGTATTCGCGTACCGGCTTCATGTTGTTTACGCTACGGGCACATAACGCAGTGAATAAACGGTTGAACAAACCAATCTATCCAACAGTGGAGGCCTGTTTCGAGACTTTGCGAAACAATGTGAAGATCAACACGACTCGCCAATACCGTATTTCCTATATCAACCGAGTCACCATGCATTGGCGGGTGTTTCAAGACGCGGCCGGGTTGTCGGCCATGAAGAAGATTCACGAGATGAAGAAAATCGAAGAAGGGTACATGGCTCCTCGCAGTAATGCATTTGAAGTCATGATCCCCGAGGATGTTGTTGTCGTCACCATTGGCGCACCGACAGTAGAAACCCTGCCGAACGGCCTTCCCGTTCCTCGCCCCACAGCGGCTGCAGGGTTTGGATCTAGGATGATGATGACGGCCAATGGACTTCGCTTACGGAGGTAAATGCTCGTGCGGGATCCCATGGCAGGGATATATACGGATCTGTCTCCCAGGTGTACTTCCGCATCCACGGATGGCGCGTATCGTGTTCCTCGTCGTATACCTCATCGACAAACTTGACCCTACGCTTCGCCTTACGCAACGACTCGCATGGCAGAATGAACTGCAGCTGATGTCCAACATGGAACGGCGGTGTTGGGTGCTCCCATACAACAGACGTAGGCGGATCAAAATCTGCCAACGTCTGAAGAAGAGGTGCCTCGGAATATGGATAGAACCAACACCAATCCGGAACATTGGACGTAGTGAAGTACTCGAGTGTCCATGCATAGGTTTTCCAGTAGGCTTCACACACCGGCTCCCAATCGATCACTCCATCCATGAGCAGACCAACTCGCGATTCAAGCCCAAGTCCGTCGGGAGCTACAATGTGGGCATCATGTGGTTTGCGACGTTCAATCAGCACCTTCGCTTCCATCTTCTCTGGGTCTTTCATGCGCAATGCACGGCCGTGACCATCCTCACGCAATGAAAACATGGAGACAGCAGGCATGAAGTCGTTGCCAAAGTACCGAATGCACATCTTCACATAGTCGTCTACGGGGAGAGGCAGAACAGACGCCAGGGCGGAAACCGAAAAGGCATCCTCGTCTCGAAGAAGGAACAGATTGCCGAGTCTATGTTGTGCCAGAGAGATGAGCACGAGATCAGCGTCCAGGCCGTATATTGCAACAGTGGTTCGCTGTGATGGGTCAATTGATCGCAGCCATCGAAAAATCTTATGTTCCCCTTCGCCATGCTCGTCTGTTCCTGATATAACCGCCTGTGGGAAAGCCGTTCGCAGCTCCTTGACCAGTTCCCGCATGTACGGCGTTTCCGGAGACAGCTGGTTCTTCTCGACATTCTCTGGACGCTTGAAGCGACGGTAGCGCTGCTGCACAATCTTTGCATATGGCACCAACCCATCGAATGCGATATACACCGTCTTGACCCGCATCCTCTCCAGGTACACGCGGAGCTCGGAGATCACGCTCCCGATCGGATCTTCTTCCTTGATAGCTTTATGTAAGAAACAGTTGAAGTCCATGCAGAGCACATCGGCTTCAAACGTTTCATAGCGTTTCTGGATATGCTTATGCGTCCTCAATAGAGACGCTACGTAATACGGGATACCCATTAAGTAACTAAGGTAGCTGAGGTGAAGACGGCTTACCGACACCACCACCTGCGCTGCGCTGCATCGGCCAGAACGGCCTCCATGGTCTTGACCACGATCTCTGGCTGCTTGGACAGGGCAGACGCGACGGCCGCCTCGAGCTTCTTCTCAGCTGCAGTAACCTTCGCGGTGGCTTCGAGAGTCACGACAGCTGTCTCGACAATGTGAGGAAGCATGGTGTTCACGAACACCGTCGCCGCATCCTTCTCGTCCTCCGACATCTTGGACTTGGAGATGACGAAGAGGAGGCCACCCTGGAGAAGGATGATCCGCTCCTCGGGAGTCATCTTATCCAGTACCTGGAGATGAGACGCGACCTTTACGACACCCGGTACCGGGTTCTTCCAGTCAATCGAATCGAACAGTCCAGTCGGGGCCGGGGCCGTCGGAGGCACAGCCTCTACAGGTGCAGGAACAGACGCAGTATCGGACATTTATTGTGTTCGCGGGAGATTCATCTAAGCTTTACCAACGCATAACCGGACGACGATGGGTACGACCACCCTTCGGCTGAGCCGCAGGAGCCAGAGACGGCGGCGCGGCGGGGGCAGGCATCATCGGCTCCGCCTGAGCGGGAAGCGGGTTCATCTGTACCTTCGGACCCTTTGCCTTCTCAAGCTCCTTCACCACAGCCCTCTCGCGTCGCCGCTGACCCTTCTCTTCGTCTGTCATCTTAACCCTCTTCGTCTTGGCCGGTTTCGGGGACTTCGGCTTCTTCGCTGCCTTGCGAGTCTGTGTCTTTTGATACTTCATGTCCTTCTTATGCGCCTTCATCTCATCCTTGGCCTTCTTCAGAGCCTCTTCCAGCTTGGCTATCCGCATACTCGAGGCATTCGTGGTTCCCGCGACCACACAGAATTGATTGACCTTTTGACGCAGCGTGGGCATCCTTGCTACTTAAAAGGATTAAAAACAGTAAGGCAATGGAAATGTCCGTTTGTCCTTCGTGCGTAGATACTACCATTACAACCCACGCTGACCACGGGCTTCCTGTCTGCTGGGGATGTTCACCGGCATTCTGCACAGAGTGTTACTGGGGAGCCACGTCCACATGTGCATACTTCACCAGCACGGTTCCCGAACCGAATTGGTTGGCCGCAGAAGCCTATATGAACTCTCATACCGACGCGCCCATCCGCGTTGTTCGCACGGGTCCCCGAATCCAATGTTCCGTTGTTCGCGTGGGTACGATCCTCTTTCGCCGCGTTGAGCGTGATGGGGAGCTCGTCAGCGAAAACCCTTCAGCACCCACTGAATGCTGTCTTCATTGTGGATCTTACGATCGCCGCTACGCGCATCTCACGAATGCCTACACCGATGGCTTTGTGTGTACAGAGTGCGCGAATGGCATTCTAGGTAACTAGTAAATGTGGGAGTGGATTCTTCTCGCATTGGTGATTCTTATGTTTGGAGTGTTTGTTCTCCCGGGTATCTACCAGACACCTCCTCCTGGGTGTAAGGCGTGTGGGAAGAAAAGCGAAAATCCTGCTCAATAACAAATGTTCGGATTCATGAGGGCCTTCACGCCCAAACCGGTCACACCTGCTCCTAAGATTCCACCTGCTCAGCCGGTGAGGCCTCCACCTGGCCCAACTTCGTAAGTTTTCTGACGTACCCATAAATGCGCAATCTCATTGGTCCGCTGAAGAAGGGAACCCTGATGGGATACAAGACCACCATGAAGTCGTCTACGCGTCGCAAGATTCTGCGTAAGGTTGCGAAGAAGGTCGGTCCGCTGTCCACGTTCCGCAAGTTGAATGCAGTCTCCGTGTTAACGAAGCGTACTGCGCCCAAGTCGTCTCGGACGATGAAGGCTGATCGCAAGTGGGTGAAAAAGAACTTAATGTAAAGACAAATGGTCAAGCTTCCCATGAAATGGGTCTTACTTGGACTCGTAGCTCTTCTCGTGTTAGGGTTCGTCTCGTTCCAGGTGCCCGGTGTTCAGTGCCCTGGTTCGATGATCTATTGCCCCGGTGTGGGGTGCGTATCGGGTCCCGAGAAGTGTACGGCGGGAAGTGTGGGTGGTCCGGCCGCAACCTTTTCGACCACGTGGGAGAAGGAGCAGTTTGTCAATGGTAAGGACATGTACCCCGGGCCGCCCCAGTTTCGGGTTGGTCCTACACCCGTGATCTCGAAGTGCACGAATAACACCCGTGCTCGGGATGGTCGTTGCCCCGAGTTCATTGGCCCTTAACGCAGCTGCTCAATCGGCGCCTGGCGTGTCAGCACCTTCATCTCGAACCTCTGTGCATCAAAATACTCGTGAACCGCCTCCTTCACGACCTCAGGGTCAAAGTCCTTGCAGGAGAACACATCCAAATACATGGAGTTGTTCTCTTCCACAAAGTGAGCCGTGATGTTAGAGGTCTCGATGAGCTGAACGAGCGTGTAGCCCTTCTTGTTCCCCGACCCGAACATGACGACCTGGGGGGTACCGAACGGCACCATGTCAATGCGCTTCACCAGCGAACGAGCAAAGCCATCAATAACCTTCGGACAACCGATCATCTTGGCTGAACAACCTGCGGCGTCGAGAATCAGGTGCTTCCCCCATGTGCGAAGAGGCTGCATTGAGTATATTCATAGACTGCGTGAAAATCATCGGCGACGGGGGCGACCACCCATCACTGGCTGCTGGGAGGGTGCATTCAGAACAAACGCATAGTACGGGATGTAGATCGCACCGAAGATGAAGTCGATAAAGGCCCAGAACGGCGACTGGTACTTATCATACGACAGTTTTGCCGCGGCAAGGTGCAGCAGAAATCCCAAAAGACCTCCGAATCCAGCAAGGATTAAATACACGCTGCCCAGCAGCGACGGGGCGGGTGCGGCGGTCGGCGGGTTCACTGCAGGGTTTACTCCAGGGGTGCTCATTAATATCACATAGGAATTTATAATGGAGGCCCAGCGTTTGTCCACTGAGCTCCTCATCCGCGGACACACAACCTACGGCTCGTATCACCAGCGATTCATGCGACTCCGGATGCCGAGTCCTTACGAAATTAATAGACGCAACCTGCGGAGGTCGCTGGACTTTCTGTTGGATCGGTACATGAACCTGTTTATCTCAGGGGGTGATACCCGGTACGTTAGGTCTGAGATCTTGGCCCACCACCGAATTCTGAAAACGGATTCTGTCTTACCACGAAACAGGTAAGAGCCCCCCTTCAACATGTCTTCCACCACCAACACCCACTCCACCATGCCTTCCCACATCTACTTCTGCCACCAGACCGACTGCTCCAACATGACAACCGACCTCGGCTCCACATGCGATGCCTGCCGCCAAGACTGGCGCCGCTGCCCCGACTGCGGGGACATCGGCGCCACCGTTCTCGGGTCTGACTATTGCCACGAGTGCGACTCGCGCCGCAATCACCCATGCAACACTGCCTTCATCGAGTACGAGCACGAACACACGGGCCGGTGCGGTTGGGCCGACGATGGCACTCACATCTGCGACGATGTGTGCACGTGCGACGGCGGCAGCGACGACGGCGAGCTGTGTGACTACTGTGTGCGCTACCTCGCCGACCAGGCCGAGTACGAGATCTGGTGCGGCGTGGACGATGAGGACCTGCAATGCACCTGCCACCTCGACATCGCACGTAATTGCCCCCGCTGTACCGTCGAGTGGGCAAACCATCGCACCAGGTGCACCTGTGATGGCTCTGGCCTCATGTGCGACTACTGTGCGGAGGAGTACGCGGAGCCGTGCCGCGGCTGTGGCGTCCCTTCCCAGCTGTGGACGGACAATACGTACTGCCGCAAGTGCTACGTAGAGCGCTACGGGGACGAGTTTCCGAAGACGGTGCGAGTCTCGGACGAACTCAAGACAGAGCTTCTCGCCAACCTACCGACAGAGGGCGACAAGTGGAGTTTCACGCCCATGGGCCGCCGCAATAGCGTGTCCTCACTTCCACCGCTGCCGCCGTCGCCCCCCCGTCACACGTCTCTTGAGTCCATGCGGGAGGAGATCGCTGAGATTGAGGTGCGTCTCCGTGACGGCTTGACCAAGAGCCAGAAGGACGACTGGATCTGGCTTCTTCAGAACCGCCGCGCGGATCTTGCCGCGGCCGAGAAGGAGATGTGGGAGGGATACGATCAGGACGATCTGAACAAGATGGACCTCCAGAACCGCCGCGGCTTCTGAGCGGCGGAAAACGGATCAGTCTACACAAAAACATTTTTCAACTGCGCCAGACAAAATGCCTCTCAACTTCGCATCTCTCGGTTTCAGCGGCCAGGACAACGTCATTCTGCAGGACATGGAGTCCGCCATCGACAAGACAAACACCTGGGATTGGGTTGCGAAGGGCGACCCGGGTAAGTGGGGATACTACATGTCACCCGCACCGGAGATTCGTGAAATCCGTCAGCATCTCAAGGTCACACACACTGCCAAGACATTCGAAGCCGCGATGCAGGAGATGCAGACTCTGGCAATTCTGGGCATTGACGGCTACTGCTCAGCAAAGACGCAACCTATCGCCCCTCCGTCTGAGCCAAAGGTCGGACCCGTGCGCACCAAGGAGATGGACGAGAAGGTTCGCAACGAGTACAAGACCCGGAAGGCGTTCGCAAGGGCGCCGAAGTGGTCTTCAGAGTACATCACGGCCTTCCCGGACGTTCTCCGTGACATCTGAAAACGAATCACAGCAGTGTACAACAAAACCATTTTTACCATGGAGTGCATCAACTGCCCTCAATGTTACGCGTACGCCTACGACACCTTGGTTCGTCCTGCTTCCCGCGCCCGTATTGATATCTTCGAACACATCGTCAGCATGTCCCGCATCACCAAGGCAGCCCACACTTTGACCCCCGAGTTCATCCGAGCATGTGTGACCAAAGGCGACTTGTCGTACGTTGTAATCCTCTGCGTGGAAGCAGGAGGAGTCATCCCCCCAAAGAACAGGAAGCGAAACGCCTTTGCCATCATGTCGCTGTGGATGCAGGGGCGAATCAAGGATCTTGGGAACATGAATGAGATTCACTTTGAGCACTCGGGTGGGTTTGTGCCTGAATCGCTCCCACCGCGAGTTCTGCGTATCCGCATCCCCAAGTGCCCAGACGGACTGTATGACTAAAAACGAAATCGCATATCTCCTAGAGTATCAAGCATGGACGACTGCCCTATCTGCTACGAGAAGGTCGACGACTCTACCGGCCACTGCACCCTTTCCTGCAAACACTCCTTCCACCTCGCATGCCTCAGCAAGTGGAGTAATGAGAATCCCTCCTGTCCCTTGTGCCGCAAGGCACTGGGAGCCACGGAGACGCCCCACCCTCGACCACCTCCCTCCACACACAGTGTGTTCCGCATTGGCATCGACATGAGTCAGTGGGTCACGGACAGTGACATCGAACTCGTGACAACACAAGCTCGTGTTTCACGGGAGGCTGCGACGGACGCACTCACGCGTCACGAGGGCGACATCGTGAATGCTATCTTGGAGTTGACTACTGACCGTCGTGACATCCTGCGTATCGGTAACGGCGTCGAGGTGACTGAGAATGACATCCAGCATGTGATGACGGTGTGTCACGTAGTTCGCGGTATGGCTGTTCGAGCCTTGCGTATGCACGAGGGTGACGCAATGGACGCAATCTCTTGGATCGCCATGCTGCCACCGATTGTTCATCTCCCGCCCCCTCCTCCACATGACCCAATGGAGGAGCCGTCGGAGGACCAAGCCACGGCATGGTTCATTCAGAAGATGTTCCGCGATGACGGGGTGAGCGGGTACCACTGGAACAGCTACTCGGACATGGTCGGTCGCACGAAGACAACGACTCGGAACCGCAACGAATTCTGGATGCACCTCCAGTTCAATGGCTTCGAAAACGAGGGCGGATACGAATCTGCGTAGACAACAATGCTCCAAGCCATGGACGTTGCCACAGCCGATCAGCAGTTCAAGTTCTCTCGCAAGGTGATCGTCGACGAGATTACCAAAATGCTAAACGAGGGCAAGATCCATCTTTTTTATCCCGCTACAGAAGGAGACCGCCTATATAGGCCGGGTCTACTTGTGAAGCATCTGGGTGAAATGGTGTATGAGTTACAGGGTGCATATCAAGGCAAGTTGGTTGTCAGCCGCACCCCTGGAGGAATTGTCGTGGATAATATATAAAATGGACCTCAACATCGTGATTCCTGTGCTGCTGTTTATCCTCCTGTCTCCGGGTGTCCTCCTTGCCCTGCCGCCGGGTGCGGGTAAGACGACCCAGGTGCTGACTCACGCCGTCGTGTTCGGCGCCGTGTACTTCGGTCTGCGTAAGACGTTCCCTCAGTACTATTAACCCTGCGACAGAACGTGCCGAACCACCGGGTGGTTCTGGTGCGTCGCAATCTCACCCCAGGCAATGTACTCCTGAAACACTCGCTCGTTCGCGGATAATGGGAACGATGGATAACAACACCTCAACGCCTGAAACGCATCCGCCTCTACGGGGGCGTTTTGTTGGCGTAGAAACATCGTGATCTGATCCAATTTTGCTTTGCGAGAGGGAATGTCCAGGGCTTTAAAGTTCGCAGCGAATTGCTCCATACTGAGTATACCTTGTCACTTTTAAAACCCATGTATGTAGAACCACCTCCGAAACTTCCAGGGAGGTGGCAGCCCACACAAACGATTGATGTGGTACCTGTCCCCACGCTGCATGTGACCCGATAAGACCGCACGAAGCAGTGGAACTCGACGAATAGCCGTCCGACACAAATACGCTCGTGTCCTAGCGGCTGCCCGTTGGGCGTCTGTTCGCGCCTCCTTGAGTCCAAGCCAGTTTCGAGATTCGATAAAGTCAATCACCTCTTTCTTAGCGGTTTTCCTTGTCGCTGTGTAGGCTTTGAATTTCACCAGTGCCTCTCGCTTCAGTTCACGGAATGCCGGATCCCGCTTGACGACAGCAAATGTATTCAGTGCAAGCTGTTCGTCTTCCAGCCGTTCGCGCGGCTCCTTGTGCCGGTTACACAAGATGCAGTCAAAGTTGGTCCGTTTCAGGTAGCTAATTGCACATCGGGTATGATACGCATGTCCACATTCCAGCTTGACGCAGGTCGCCGTCGACTCGCGTGGGTCTTGGAATTCTTCCATGTCCATATCAGATTGACATACCGAACAATCGGGCATTTAGGTGGATTCGATGAATAGATGTAAGCCACTATGCCGTCCGCAGAAGAACTGCGGGCTATTTCCGGAAACTACGACGCAGAGGAAGACTTCATTCGAATTGTCAATCGGAATGTCGATTTTGCCGCTCGCACAGGAGCTACGTATGAACTTGTGGATGTTCCAAGCAATCTCACTCCGGCTCAGGTGAAGAAGATTCTGGAGGGCAACTTTCCCAACTGCGAGATATCAAAGAGGTGGTGGACAAACTGCTTTAAAGTTAGCTGGGCGAAGTGACAATGGGCAACTGCTTTGGATTTCAAGATAAACCGATGATGACCATAGGAACAAAGACCGTGCGGAAAAGCCAGATGAAGGGCATCAAGACATACCAAGATGCCTTGCGGTTCATAGGTCGTGAGTGTCCAGATACAGCTGTCATTACCACACTGTTGAACCACCAGGTTACCTTTGTGTCTGTGTCTGCGCCGTTTCAGATTGTGGATGAGATTGTGTTCAAGCAGTCACACATTCCTATCCGGCGACTGTATGGGCGGCCTTCTTCGTGAGTTCATCCCGTGCCTTGTAGAGCTGAATCAGCGGCCCGAACTCAATCGCAGCCAGAATCAGGAACCCGCCGATGGACAGAATGATGCCGTCTTCCCAGTCAAGGCCCTTCGGCCTAAACAGCCAGAAGTAGATTCCGAGGAACAACCCCAGCGATGTCTTGAAGATTGTATCCACGACTGCGAACATCGGACTTTCCGCGACCTTGAACCCAAGGGCCAGTAACACGATCTGGGCAACAACCACGAACTTGAGGAAAAAGAAGTAGGTCTGGTACCACTTCATTACTATTTATAGAGTCGGAAAAGTAAAAAGCAATGGAGTTTAGTCTTCTTGCACTCGATCACCATCGTACAGTGTCCTTTAAACATACTACACACGAGAAGGCACCTAACGCATTTGCCCAGATGGTCGCGGAGCATATGCGAGGATACGATGACGCGTCAGGTGGGGACTTCGACCGTACGCCCATGACCATCTCCTTCTGCACGGAACGCAAGTCCGTTATGCTGGTCGGGAAGATCACAGAGGACTTGTATGAGCGCGTTCGTCAGCGGGTGAACTTTGAGCTCAGGCGTCGGGTGTTTTCGGAAAACGGATTCTAGGGTCTGACTAGAAAGGTCTAGAGCCTCAAGAATGCCCTGCTGCTGCATCCGCTCTTCTTCCAAGATGTCTTCCTGCACCGGATACTTCGACTGCCCCTGCGACGAGACGCCCTACAAGCGGTGCGACTGGTGTCGCGCCTCCCTTGAGAATCAGCTCGTCTACCTGCTCCATACCCAAGAGACCGGGACCAAGTCCAATACTACCCACCACGTCGGCGAGAAGTGTTGCGTTTCCAAGGGCAAACATGCTGACTACGCCAACCAGTTCCTGGATCGCTGGGGGTGCCTCCCCCACATGCACTTTGAGTTCCTCGAGACGCCTGAGAATGTGACGCAGATGTTCACACAGGCCAAGAAGTGCCACGAGAAGGGTGGCAGCCGACACGTGGTCAAGGACCTGTTCCGGACCGCATGGCAGACCTACAAGAAGCTGTCGCCCGAGAACCAGGCGAAGGTTGTGACCAAGTAAACGCCGAAAACGGATTCTTGAGTATCACGAAAAGAAGGAAAGTAGGTCAGACCCATACACTCTGCCCCACAACACGCACAAGATGGCCGCTCTCTGCCCTGCACCTACCGACACTCCCTTCTTCGACGCCATGCACTCTGCACTCAAGCTTCATCCCGAATGCCGCAAGGCCATCCGCGTCAACTGGCCTTCCTCCATCCTCAAGCGCGTCGTCCGCCACCTGCTTCCGGACATGTACCGTTACCGTCCTACGTACGGCCAGAACATTTGGATTCTCTGGCAGTTTGCCGTGCGCAGCGGACGGTATGCGTGGGCAGTGCAGGATCATGAGGCGATCTTTACGGATCGCTACCGCGACGGAAAGAAGCGCGAGGCAATGACTCCGATGCAGTACATGGTCACCGTCCGCCAGCTCACCTACGAGGAGGCGTGGGAGATCTGCCACATTCGCTGCCGGTGCTCGGAGCGCCTCAACGACAAGTATCTCGCGGAGGCTCTGCGCCTACGGGAAGTCTACCACACACTCTGCCGCAGCGCACCGCCGTCTCGCCGCTTTGACGACTCTGACCCGAAGCCGCATGAGACGCCCTGTGCTCGCAAGGAGCGGAACAAGGCGTTGAATCTCCTCGTCAAGACGGTCCAGCAGCTGTCCGACCGCAACCGCAAGAGGTACAACGCGACGTACTGAAAACGGATCCAACGCAACTCTACCTTTTTACACTACAATGGAGCCCATCACTCGCGAACAGCTACAGAATGCCCACGCCGCCGCCGTCGCAGAGAAGGATCGTATCGCCCGTCATGCACAGGAGATCAAGGGGCAGTTGGCCGCTGAAGAGTTCTACAAGGAGGTTCGACGCATCGCAGAGGTGGGTGAGGCAACACAGGCATCTTCAAAGTCAATGGGGCTAGGTGTTGCGTTCGACACGATGCTGTATTGGACGAAGGAGCACTTCCCCAACTGCGACGTCACGATAGAGATTCGGCACATGGGACCCGACGCAACGTACGCCCTCCGCGTAGGATGGGGTCAGGCGGAGGAGGAAAAGATTCAGACTCGCCGCCTCGACAAGGAGACAAGTTGGTAATCGATTCATGTATACATACAATGAACCTTCTTGTCTTCTTCTTCGCGTTCGCCATGAGCGTGGTCGACATCGTCATGGTGGTCTTGATCAAGGAGGTTGGATCAGGTAGGCTCAGGCCAGACTTTGGACTGCCGATCGCGTCCCTAATCTACGCAATCGAACCTCTCATTTTTTATCAAACCACTCAGGTCGCTAAGACAGGAATTGTCGTAACGAGCTTGGCTTGGTCAGTCGTGAACAGTATTGCAGTCGTATCGGTTGGCGTGTTGTATTACCGCGAATCGTTCAACGATAAGCGCATGTTGTCACTGTTTCTCAACATTATGGCCGCAGGTGTCTTAGCAACGTCGTCGGATTCAGACAAGAACGAGTGAAAACGGATTCCTTCACCCCAACCCAAACTCCCATTGCAGTCACCATGGCATCCATCTTCATTGTCCTCGAAGCGACCAGCGAGTGCAGTCGAACCATCTACCCTACAACCTACAAGACCCTCAAGGACGCAACAGACGCGATCAAGGCGAGATGGATGCCGTTTCTACAAGAGTTCGTGAAATACGACGGGGGCTGCGCGGATACACTGTGGATGGAATGTATTGCCGAGGCCACGATTGAGAAGAATGTGGTCTCAATGTACCTCGAGAAGGAGAACTTCTTCGAGATTCACGAACTGCCGATCGCCCAGTAAAAACGGATTCTGTCTTAGGACGGAACAGGTTAGAGCCCCCGGTCACCATGTCTACAACCAACCTCACGCCCCTCTCCGGGGTCCTGAACCTCTACATCGCCTACAAGACCCACGTCGTTCTGCACCCAATGGCATTGGACACCACTGAGCGTGAAGTCCGCAACCAAGCCCTAACTGCATTCGTCGATGCACAGGCACTCCTCACACTTGATGAGCTGATCAATTTCAAGCACATCGCGTACGGATGGACACACATCCACAAGGATGATCCTGGGGCCTCGTTCTCCTGGGGGCCATCCCCTGCATCCAAATCCCTTGCCCTCATGGACGCACAGATCCAGGCTCGTCGGCCACGCCAGAGCCAGAGTTCGCGTTGAAAAACGGATATACATCCAACCACTATCAATCTTTTCAATCAAGATGGCACATATTCAGAAGTATCTCGTCGACAACAACGTCGCAGGCGGCGAGCATGGCAGCCACCACGTTTACTGGGTTCCTCTCCATATCTTCAACGACCTGGGTATCGAGCGCTGGAAGTACAATCGCCCACCCGACACAGACCGTGTGGCCGAGATTCACGCCTTCGTCAAGCAGTCTGGACGGCTGGATGGGATGATGTACTTGGCATGCGTCAACAAGAAGCTATATTGCTACGAATCCAACCACCGCCGGGAGGCATTGGTTGGAATCACAGAGGTTGCACCGATTCTGGTGGATATCATGTGGGATGCGACACATGACCAGGTGAAGGCCGAGTTTCTGCGACTGAATAAGGCAGTGTCGGTTCCTGAGCTGTATGTGACCGACGAGCCGATGGCGGATATGGATTCAATCCTCGCTGCCCGCAAGGCGTTCTGCGAGAAGTACAAGCTTCTCAAGGTTACAACCGGACGTCCACAACGGCCGAACTTCAATAGCGACAACCTGCTAGATGACTTTGTCGCCATCACCAAGGAGCATAAGATTTCCGCGGAGGAGATGATGCGACGCCTGGATAACCTGAACGTGAGTTTGTCGCATAAGGCAAATGACATGAAGCTCTCGGACAAGGTCAGGGACAAGTGCGTGACGTCCGGATTGTGGTTGTTCACAGTGTCGACACGCATCAACCCGAAGGACGTGGTTGCGTAGAAAACGGATTCTGTCTATCCACGAAAAATGGGTTTCGATGCCATGGATATCCGAACCTTCTTCACTCCTCGTCCACCGGCGGCGGTCTGGGTCTGCCGCTACTGCAAACGCGAATCTCTTAAGCTCTTCTACGCCGTGCAACACGAACGCCGATGCCGGAGTTCGCGTTGAAAACGGATTCGGTTGTCTCACCTCAAACTCTTTTCCATTCAAGATGGAGCTACTTATCAATCTCTGGTCATCCGCTAGTTCCGAGCGAGGATTTCATCGCACGAAACTATCGGATTTAGAACTCGAACTTCGCATGCTTCAGGATGATCTTCCAAGGGATAGGCTGATAGCGATAACGTCAACCAAAATCAAGGAAACACTTCGAGAGAAATCCCGTAGTGCGATCGAGACGGCGTACCGATGTGGCAACGATTGGTACATATGGCGAGGCAGCGAGAGAACGGTGGACGATAAGAATATATGGACAAAGTCAATTGCGCCCCCAAAGTAGGTCTAACCCTTCAGCCCCCTCTCCTTCAGCTCCTTCTGCTGGGCCCGTAGTTCAGCGTTCAACGCACGTCGTGTAGGATTCCGCAGCACCCGAAACAGATGGTGATGTTCGCGGAGATACTCGCCCTTTTTCATGCGGATAGTCCTGACGGTCCGGCGGCGACGACCGCCCGTGCCACGTGCCTTGTCTTGGTTGTCGTTCGCTTCCTTCTCCGCCGCGAGTCGGTGCTGTTCGGCCTCAGTAACTGTCGTATCGTGATCGTACCGCACCCGTGTGACATGGTGCTTCTTCTTGTGGGTCCGCTTGGGCGTCTTGGCGGCTAGTTTTTCCTTCATCCGCTTCGTTTTTTCCGCACCCTTCTTGAACATGTTTGGCACCCCGTCTTTCGGCATTATCCTTTCATGATATTTACTTCAGCGAACGTACACTGATAATGTAGAGGAACAGTGCATTCACCACACCCAGGACCAACGCAGGGGCTGAACGCAGGAACATGTTGAATCCACGCTTCGGGGACACGGACATGACATACAGCTCAAAGAGCACCACGAGACCGGCGGAAATCGCCACCAGCCAAAAGATAACGTAATAGTACGTCTCGATCGTGTCGTTGGAGATACCCTTCGTTGCTTCGGACTCGGTTGCCATTTACTTAGTCTTCCTATAAGTTTTCTTTCCCTTGCGCTTTCGTCCGGTCTTGCGACGGCGGCGCCTGTGCCTACGTGTGCGACGGCCTTTGCCTCCATATTTATTCACCTCCCGTTCAAGCTCATCTGGGAGTGCGTGGTTGTACTTGTTAGGGTCTACGTCGCCAAGTGGAAGACCAATTGCGACTGCACCCTTTTCAGTTGCCGCCGTCTGTCCGCTCTTTCGGAATATCCACTCGTCTACGCGATAGCCGCGCATGGTGGGCGAGCTCGGAC